GGGTAGCATTCAATGTCTAAAAAGAAAAAGCAAATAGAACAGCAGCCGGAGTTTGAAGCGTATTACTATTTCCCGTCTGCTGTTTATGCAAGTAAGAAGCCTGAGTTTCTCAAGGCTGTCAACGAAGTCTCTGAGGAAATGCTAGGCAAGCTAACTCATGACGTGCATGAGCTTTACCCGATGCACAACACTGACAACTTCGCCAATGACCCGCGAGTGCAGGACTTTGTGCAGTATATTGGTCAGAACGGCTGGAGCATCTTGCAGAGTCAAGGCTACGCAATGGACAGCTTCAACGTGGTAGTAGACGCAGTATGGACGCAAGAGCATCACAAGCATTCCCTGATGGAGCAGCACGTTCACGGTGGCGGGCATCAACTGGTGGGGTTCTACTTCCTTGAGACACCAGAGAACTGCTCCCGTGCCATGTTCCACGATCCGCGAGGCGGCAAGGTGCAAATCAACCTGCCGGAAGCAAACATGAGCAACGCAACACCGGCAAGCAACATCATTAACTTCTTGCCTGAGCCGGGTATGATGCTGATTAGTAACGCATGGCTCCCGCATTCGTTTGGGCGTCACGGTTCAGATAAGCCAATCAAATTTGTGCATTTCAATTTGAGTGTGCAGTACGCGCCGCAAGCGTGTAGCACCAGTGCTGCAGAGGTCGTATGATCTACCGGATACGCTTCAACAAGACTCGTGGTCAGGCTGGTCGAGGCACGATGGATCATGTCTGGCGAGTGTTTGAAGGCGAGAAAGAATATTTGGTAAAGAACTTGGATATCACAGTCCCTGTGAAAAGCGAGAAAGACAGTAACGGGGCTGACTACAACATTGTTTGCGAAGGCGTAATGACGCTGGACAGAAGCACATCGACGGCGGCCATATCCAGACACGAAGTCCATGTTGTTGAAAGCGAAAATGTAGTTTACTTGAGCAAGCGGTAAAAGCGTCTACACAGACACCGGAGTAAATCATGGCAACACTATCAAGCATTATCACCCCGAGTAACGTTGAGACAGCGAGCAGTACGTCTACGTTGACCAACAAGACCATCAATGGCGCAAGCAACACGCTGTCTGTGCGCCTTGCTAACGATGTCACTGGCACTCTACCTGTGGCAAACGGTGGTACGGGCGCTACGAGTTTGAGTGGCATTACAATTGGCACAGCCACTAACGTGGCTGGCGGCTCCAACGGCACAATTCCATACCAGTCTGCTGCGGGTACAACACAGATGCTGGCAGTCGGCTCGGCGGGTCAACTGCTACAGACAAACGGTGCTGGCGCACCGACATGGGTAGCTCCTCCTGCTGGCGGTTCAATGGTTTTCTTATCCACAGTAACTGCAAGCAGTAGTTCAACAGTTGATATTGAAACTACGTTTGACTCTACCTACGACGAATATGTAATTAAAGTTTCTAACTTTATTCCAGACACCAGTAACGTCGGCATCAGATCAAGACTTAAAGTTGGGGGTAGTTATGACACCGATTCTAATTACAGTTCAGCGTCGGTTAACATGATAAGTACAGGTGACACTTACAGTGGAAATGATGGTGGAACAACCATATTTGTGTCTTCTGACACTATTGGAGCAAATAGGCCAACAAGTTTTGAGTATCGTGTACATAGCCCAGCATCTACTTCTTATGCTAAAGGGGTTGATTGGGCGGGATTTTTCTATAGAAACGGAGCAACTTCAGGTGCATGGTTTGCTGGGGGAGGGGTAAATTCAAGTACCAGCGCACTTACAGGGGTTAGATTTTATTTAACTTCTGGGGTCATCACGGCTGGCACTTTCCGTTTGTATGGTATTAAGAAAAGCTAACTAAGGAGTAATCATGCCAAGACACCATATGACAGCAGAAGGTCCAGTGCTATTTACCGCAGAGGAAGAGGCAGCAAGAGATGCGGAAGAAGCCGCATGGGCAGCAGAACAAGCCAGCCCACCAGCAGCACCTGCCCCAACTAAAGAAGAGCTGCTTGCACAACTCAATGCGCTGTCCGCTAAAATCCAAGCATTGGAGTAACCAATGAACATAGATGAGATAGCCCTACGCCAAATCATCCGCGAGGAAATGAAGTCAGTTTTGAAGGAAGTGGGGCTGCACGACGATGACGCTGGCAACGATGTTCGTGATCTACGTTCTTTGATTACCGACTGGCGCGGCATGAAGAAAGTCGTCTGGCAGACTGTTGCCCGTGCAGGTACTGTTTTTGTTCTTGGCCTGCTGATGCTCGGTGCGTGGGCTAAAATCAATGGTGGAGATGGTCCAGAATGATTGATCCCGTCTCCGCCTTAGCCATAGCGACCTCTGCCTACAAAGCCATCAAGAAAGGCATTGAGATGGGCCGTGAGATCGAGGACATGGGGGGACAACTCGGCACTTGGTTTGGTGCTGTTGCGGACGTAAAGGCTGCCGAGGAAGAAGCCAAGAACCCGCCTCTTTTTAAGAAGCTCCTATACAAAGGCTCTGTCGAACAAGAGGCGATGCAGAACCTGATGCGCCGTAAAAAGATTGAGCAGCAAGAGAAAGAGCTGCGCGAGCTGATCGTCTACCGCTACGGCGTTGATGCGTACAAAGACATGATCCGAGATCGAATGAAGATCAAGGAAACTCGTACTGCGACTGAAGCGGCACAGCGGCGCAAGATGCGAAACTTCATTATGAACAGCGCAACGGTTGCGGCTATCGTGGGTCTGATCGGAACGCTCGTTGCGTTTATTGTCGGTATCGTTGAAAAACTCAGGGAGTAGTAAATGAACGAATCTGGTGACATCAAAGGCAAATTGACATTCGCCGTAACCCTAATGGTTTCCGCCACGCTGTGCGTCTCTGTCTTAGTAATGGTCGTTGCACTAGTCGCTGGCCTTTGGTTTGACAACATCGACAACGCCGAGATATTCAAACTAATCTCTCCTGCTTTTCAGACAATTATCGGGGGCTTTATTGGCCTGCTTGCCGGGATAAAACTTGGTAACGCAGATGACACAGAGCCCCCCTGCCGAGGTAACAAAAAATGATGACTCTTATTTCTACACTGCTCGGGTTCGCTTCCGGTGGCTTGCCTAAAGTTCTAGATTTTGTCCAAGACAGAGGCGACAAGAAGCACGAACTGGCTCTGATGGCGATGCAGCGAGAGCGAGAGATCGCACTGGCGAAAGAAGGGTACATTGCGCAAGCCCGCGTTGAAGAGATCAAGACAGAACAGATTGAGATGCAGACACAGGCGCAGGAAAAACTTGCAATGTGGAAGCACGACATGAAGATTGGTGAGGGCGCGTCAACGTGGGTGATTAACCTGCGAGCCAGCGTCCGCCCCATCGTGACGTACATCTTTGTGCTTCTGTTAGTAGTCGTAGACGTGGCCGGTATCTGGTACGCCTATTCTACTGGTGTTCCTTTTGCTGCGGCAATGGACATGGTTTTTAGTGACGATGAGATGTCGATTTTGGCGGCAATTATTGCCTTCTGGTTTGGCTCCCAAGCGTTCAACAAGAAATGAAGATATCCGAGGCGGGCATCCAGCTAGTCAAGTCTTTCGAGGGCTGCCACAATACCCCGTATAGATGCCCCGCGTTGCTTTGGACTGTCGGATACGGAAGGGTGCTCTACCCAGACCAAGCGCGTCTCAAAACGCCTGAGAGAACGGCCTACCCGCTTAACGCTGAACACAACAGGACTTTTGATTATGACGAAATTGATGAACTGCTTGAGAAAGATTTGGTGCGATTTTCGGATGGGGTTCTACGACTATGCCCTGCTGGCGCTGATAGTCAGCCTCATTTTGATGCAATGGTCAGTCTTGCTTTCAATATCGGGTTAGGTAACCTGCAAGCCTCGACGCTCCGAATGAAGTACAATCGCGGCGACACTCAGGGAGCAGCAGACGAGTTCCTGAAGTGGCGTAAGTCAAACGGCGTTGTTCTCAGAGGGCTGGAGCGGCGCAGGGAAGCTGAACGAGCGATGTTCTTGGTCGGGGGCTAAATGTATCTTATAAGCAACATCCCATACTTCAAGTGTTGGGTCCGCAAAGAGTTTACCAACGGCCACCAGAACTACCACGGCGAGTACGTCCACGCGCTGGCTGTTGCGGTTACTACGATGCCGGATCGGTGCTTGTCGTTCCAATTGATTTTCACAGGGTGCGAAGCGGACGAGGGCAGTCAGCCCAACGTCCACGGTGGTGCGATGTGGGCACGTATGCCGATTACTGCGCTGGTTGGTGACATACCGCTGGAAGAGTGGCCCGAGCGCATGGAAACGCACTTTGTGCAGCCGTGGGATTGCAGCTCCTACCACCAC